CCGAAGTGATATTTTCGATTACATCGAGATGTTCTATAACCCTAAACGCCGACACAGCAGTGCTATGCAGCTGTCTCCAGTAGAGTATGAGAAACGCTATTTCCTGAGCTTGGAGAGTGTCTAGAAAACCAGGGGCGATTCACTTCGTCACGGTTGAAGAGTTGGTCGTGCTTCTCGGGGAACAGGGAGAGCTTGCCGCCGGTGCCGACGTGCATTGGCGTGTCCAGGCTGGTGTTTTCGCTGCGGGTGCCGCGTTTGGTGGGGGCCTTGTATTCAAGCTTGTGCTTGATCTTGACCTGGCTGGACTCACCGACACGGCTGAAGTCCAGAGTGATGGTCACCTTGCCGGCTTTGCCGTGATCCACCACGCCGGCGGCGACTTCGGACAGGGCGTGACCGACCTGGCTGGCAAAGGCGCCGCCGTTCAGCTCTTCGAGGAACTCGGCAGTATTGGTTGGGGTGGACATTGCTTCGACTCCTTGGGATGGATGCCGCTTGGCGGCAAAGTGATGTGCTGCTGGCGCCGGCCATGCCGGACGCGCGCGGTGATGCGTTTCATGCTGCTTTCTGCTGATTCCAGGCGCCGACGGCGGCAAAGATCTTGGCGGCCTCTGCTTCGTCGAGCGTTGTGTCGGTGGGGATGGCGATCCAGCCGGCCGCCACCAGATGATTAGGGTTGGCCGTGGCCCGCAGGTCGGTGTAGGTAGCCTCGATAACGTCGGTCAGGTGCTCGGCCCGGTAGTTGCCCTGCGGCGCGACCTCAACCGACTTGTTGTACCGCTCGCCGAACTCAGTCCGACAAAGCACGCTGAGGTAGATGGTCCACCGGTGCGGGATATCGCAGACGGCGTCGACGACCTGCCGCACGCGGATCTGCTTGAGGTTTTTCCAGTTGATCAGCACCTGCTGGCCGCTGGGGTCGATGTTCACCACGGCGGCGTGGTTGGCCGAGACCAGAGCCCGGCAGGTCCGCTCCAGGCGTGCCCGCATGTTGTGGGGCTTGCGCTTGCTCATTGCAGGCCTCGCTTGCTCGCTGCGCCTGCCTCCATCGCGTCAACGAAGCGCATCGCGGCACGGTGGCTGAAACAGAAGCCTTTGGTCTTGCCGGTGGCGATCTCGATGATGTGCCAGGCATTGCCCTTGGTGACGGCCTGATAGAAGGGTCCAGGCGCTGGGGCTGGGCGGCCGATCAGCTCGTAGAACTCAGCGGTGGCCATTAAGGAGCGAGCGCGCAGGTCGGCCAGGCCGTTCACACGCTCTTGCATGGAAGGGTGCATGGTTTGATCCTCGGTAGGGTCAGGCGTAGAGCTCGAAGGCCTCGGCCTTGCGAACGATTCGAACTTGGGCGGTGCGGCGCTCCGGCGCGCGGCGGTCGCGGCGCATGGGGTCGCTGTCGTTGATCACCGCGTGCATGGCGATCAGGGCGGCGAGGGCGATGCAGAGCGGGCTGATGATTTGCTGGCGCATGGCCTCGGCGACTAGCGCGGCTCGTCGAGGAACCTTGAGCTTGATCATTGCGTCGCGGACTCGCTTCTCTACTCCGCTCTCGCTAATCCCAAAATGCCGGGCGATCTCTTTGGAGGTCATGCCGCAGGCGATATCTAGAACGCATTGCAGTTCGCGAGGCGCCAGGCCTCGGCCGAGATGGCCTATCCATGCGCCGATAGTGATCGTGTCCATTTTTGATCTCGGTGTGGGCTGCATTGGTCGTGACGCTCGCTGCCGTCTACCTCCCGGACCAAGGGGAGGGCGAACGCCACGACCGATGCAGCCTGGTGATGGGGAACCAGGTGGATCGGGCAGTTAACGTCAGGCTGACGTGGAGCGGGCTTCGAAGGCGGCGCGCTCCAGCTCCATGCATTGCTCGTAATGAGCCATCGCGATCGGCATGTGGTAGCTATCCAGAGGCCATTTACTGACCTTGCATCCTTGACCTGCCGTGCAGTGAAAGACGAACAGCTCGCCTTCGTTCTTGTCCATCTCCAGGCTCACCTGGGCACCGCTATCGAAGCGGTCTTGGATAATCGTGGTCATCTTCAATTGCTCCGCTACCAGTTGATTTCCCGTCTGGCCCTGTCACCAAGGCCAGCCAGTGAAATCGGTGTTGCTCAGCAAACCTGCGGGCCGACATGTCGAGCGAGGAAGCTTGCTGCGTTGCGTAACGTCCACCAGAACTCAATCGCCGGATTCACTCGGCGCCTGGTGGCTCATCTGCTGGTTTTTAAAGAGCGGTGGCTGCCGAGGCTGCCCGCCGTGGCTAGCTCGGCGTTGAGTGAATTTAAGCAATCTGAAATTCACAGGTCAAGCATGCTGAATAAATATTTTCAGTATTCTGAAATTCGTAGTGGAAAAAAAGCCCGCTCAGTGCGGGCTTGCGGTTTCAAATCTCGCTGAATTCTCGCCACCCAATGCGGACAACCCCTGACTCCAGGCGCTCGACTCGAATGCCTGTGGTTTCCTCGAGATCGCTCAGAATCCTGGCCCAATCCGCCGTTGACTCACCTGGTGCCGGTGTTATTTCAACGAACTGGCGCTTCTGCACATGAGGTGACGCAACGGCCTGCTGGATTCGATATCCAAGACGCTCATATGAACGAGAGGGCGAATGTGAGAACGCGAGCGACAACATTTTTTAACTCCTTGTACTGTATGTGCATACAGTTATCCTGAGCCGATCTGTTTTTCAAGTCCCGCGATGCTTCGTTCGCCGTCACCTGTAAACAATTGGCACATATGGATTTTTCTCCGGACATAAAAAAGCCCAGCTCAAGGCCGGGCTTCTTCCGATTGGAGGGGGTTAGAGCTTCATCATTGCGCGCACTACTACGCCAACGATGCGACAACCTTCCGCACACATCTCGGTCGGATATGCAGGGTTCAGCGGCTTGAGGAATCTCCTCCCTCCATCTTCGACCAGCTTCTTGAACGTGGCTTCGTTGCTATCGGCGAGCTTTGCTACGACCAGCTTCCCTGGGATGGCATCTGCCTCAGTATCAACAAGGATCATCATTCCTTCAGTGATGCTGGTTCCAACCGGGGATGTCATGGAGTCACCTTTGACCTCAAGCCAGAACGCAACGCCCTTCGAGTCGTAGTCGGAAACTTCGTATCGGTCCGAGAACCCTGGCGGGAATGGCTCGACTGCTTCAGCCCAGGCGCCCGCAGCGACCCAACTGATTACGGGATATCGGAACGACATTTTAGGTTGAGGGATGGCCTCGACGTTGCTTTCCTCGACCTCGGGCCCCTCGCCGATTGCAAGCCACTCCGCACGGAACCCGGTCGCCTTTGCAAGGGCATAAAGGTTCTCAGGCCGAAGGCTTTTGCTTTCGCCTGAAATCCACTGTGTGACGGCTGAGTTCGCAACGCCGCAGGCTGCAGCGATCTCGCCCTTTTTCATGCCGCTGACCGCGATGGCCTTGGCTATTCGCTCGTGTCTTTCCATGCGCTGAGTTTAAGTTAACTGAATTTAAGTATGCAGTTCGCTGAACGGTGGCGTTGACTCATTGTCTTCAGCATGCTGAAATTCACGAACGCACCATCGAGGAAGCGCAATGAAAACGCGTGACGCCGCTAACCATTTCGGCAGTAAGAAGAAACTTGCCGAGGCGCTGGGTATACAGCCCAGCGCAGTCACCATGTGGGGAGAACTCGTTCCTATCTCTCGGCAGTACCAAATCCAGGTTCTTTCGAACGGGAAGCTGATGGCGGAGGCGAAAGCACCCGTCACCGGATGAGCAAATTCTCACACGACTGGCCTTGCGCCAGTAGTGAGTTCGCCCTGCTGTTCATCCGTCCAGTACCTGAATCGCAGGCATAAAAAAACCGGGTGGCAGCCCGGCTTCTTCAACAGCATCAAATCGAGGTCGATTATGCACTCTGCAATGGATGCAAGCAATACTGCACCCTTGGCCGTTTCGCACCACAAAGCCTACCACCAGCGCGCTGCCGCCCATGCCGCGCGATTGATCCCTCTCCAGTATGCAGCTGCCTCGAAAGCCGCGCTCCGTCGTGAGTGTGTCGAGCACTTGCGGGCATCCCTTTGCGGAGGTGAGGCGTGAGCACGATCGTCATGACGGCCTGCTGGCCACTGCAAGGTATGAGCCCGGCGCAGAAGGCCGTGCTGATTTCACTGGCAGATAATGCCAACGACGACGGCGTTTGCTGGCCCTCCGTTGCCACGATTGGTTCGCGCACGTGCCTGTCTGAGCGTGCAGTCCGCAACGCACTGCGCTGGTTGGAAGAGGCTGGCTTGATGAAAAGCCACCAACGTTTCGGTCGTTCCACCTGGTACACCTTGACCCCGGCAGCATATGCCCCCGGCACGATATGCCCCCCGGCACCAGATGCCCCATCACCCCGGCAGGAAATGCCCCCCCACCCCGGCACCAGATGCCCCCCACCCCGGCACCTCGTGCCCCCAGAACCGTAAAGGAACCATCAAGGAACCGTCAGAAGAAGAAACAGGTGCAAGCGCTGGCTCGAAAAAAGCCCCGGTTGAACAAATCGTCGACCTGTTCAACCAGGTACTCCACCAGCTGCCACGTGTCGTGCTGATCAACAAAGACCGGAGGGCAAAGATCCAGGCTCGCTGGGCAGAAAGCTCTGTCCACCAGGATCTTGATTTCTGGAATGACTTCTTCACGCAGGTGGCGACCAGCGACTTCCTGATGGGGCGCCTGCAAGGCCGAGACACCCAGTTCCGCTGCACATTCGACTGGCTGATCGCTCCGTCCAACTTCGTGAAGGTGGTGGAGGGCAACTACGATGCGTGAGCCATACAACGCCGAGGCCGAACACGGCCTGCTGGGTGCCATGCTGCAGCGCCCGGAGCTGATCGATACCCTGTCCGATGACCTGACGCCCGAATCGTTCTACTTCGCCGAGAACGCCGAGGTGTTCCGCGGGATTATGGCTCTGCGCGCGGCCGGCAAGTCTGTGGACTTGCTGACGGTGGCTGATCACATCGGCATGCTGGACAACGGCGAACGCGCGCTGGGCCACTGCGCATCGTTGGTGGCCAACACCCCGAGCGTGGCAAGCGCCGGCACCTACGCCGGTATCGTCCGGGAGCGGGCCATTGAGCGCGCTCTGTACGAATTGAGCGACCGCACCCTGGAGATCGTCCAGGGTGGCGGCGATATCCAAGACAAGATCGCGGCTGTGCAGGCCGCGGCCATGGGCATTGACGCAGGCAGTGATGGCGAAGAGGTCGTGAAGGTCTCCGACCTGATGGCTGACCAACTGGAGGTTTGGCAAGAGCGTCACGACCGGCTGTCACGCGGTGAGACGCTGATCGGTCTTTCGACCGGCCTAGCCGACCTCGACGAGAAGCTATGCGGCCTGCAGCCCGAGCAACTGATCATCGTTGCAGGTCGACCGGCCATGGGCAAAACCACTTTGGCGATGGGCTTCGTGCTGGACGCGGTGGTGCGCCAGAAGAAATCCGGCCTGGTCATCAGCCTGGAGATGAGCAAGGGCCAGTTGCTCGACCGCGCTGTCGCTGCCGAGGGCAGGGTACCGCTGAACTTGATCAAGAGCGGTTCGGCCTGCGAGACGCACGGTGCGGAGCTGTGCGCAGCAACGGCCAAGCTCAAGCACGCGAACCTGTTCATTGCCGACCGCGCCGCCGCCACGGTGGGGCGCATCCGTTCGCTGGCTCGCCGGCACAAGATGCGCTACGGCCTGGACATCCTGATGATCGACTACCTGCAGTTGATGGACGGCGAGGGCGGCAACCGCACCGAAGCGGTCAGCCGCATCAGCCGCGGTTGCAAGCTGCTGGCCCGTGAGCTGGGTATCCCGGTCATTCTGCTGAGCCAGCTTTCCCGCAAGTGCGAAGAGCGCCCGAACAAGCGGCCTGTGCCGTCAGATCTGCGCGAGTCGGGTGCCATCGAGCAAGACGCTGACGTGATCCTCTTCGTGTACCGCGACGAGGTCTATCACGAAAACAGCGAATACAAGGGTATCGCCGAGATCATCGTCGGCAAAGGCCGTGACATCGAAACCGGCACCGTCCGGGCTGCCTTCCTCGGGCAGTACAACCGTTTTGAAACCCTATCGGCCAGCTGGCAACCGCCGGTTAGGGCCACCAGTAAGCCCGAGCGGCCATTGTCGGCCCGCTACGCAAGCAAGGAAGTCGCATGACAGCACCCGCCCTTCGCCCGATCAAGGCCAAAGCGGCTCGCGCCAAGCCCGTCGACAGGGAAGGGCAGGAGCAGGCCGCGCTGATGAAAGAACTGCAGCTGCGCTACCCGCAGGCCTACAAGCTGATTTATCACGTCCCGAACGGTGGCCATCGGATCAAGGCAGTCGCCGCCAAGCTGAAAGGGCAGGGCGTCAAGGCCGGTGTGCCCGACCTGGTGCTTCCCATGGCGCGCGGTGGGTATTTCGGGTTGTACATCGAGTTCAAGGCCAAGCCACCGTTCGATGCGCCGGTGTCGGCCAGCCAGGATGCCTTCCTGCAGTTGCTGACGAATGAGAACTACCTGGCCATCGTGTGCCGGGGCAACATCGATGCGGTCGAGGCCATCCGTGCCTACCTTCTGCTACCGGCGACGGTGGCTGTATGAGCGCGACCCGCGAAGTGAAGCTGAGCGAGGCTGAGGTGCGCCGGCAGGCTGCCGACAAGTCGGTGCGCGACCTGCGCGACCCACGTCACCCGGGCCTATACCTGCGTTTTTGGAGCAACCGTGAGCGCGGCACTTGGCACCTG